GTGCTTGTTTAGCAAGAGCAACTTTCTGACGATATTCCGGAGTATCTATAGCAACACCCATAACACGTTCTCTATCTGTGTTACTAGCCAATTGAGTAGGAGCAGACATGTTACTAAAGACAGGAGCGGGAGTTGAAGTAACCGGCTGACCTCTTTTAGATTCCATATCTTTCCGCTCTGCTTGTAGTGCAGCAAGCACATTAGGATTCTTTGCAGCAGTAATGGCTTTGTCTATCTGATCAAAGTATCCAGGTAAAGGAGTCTCACCAGCATAGTCATTGCCCATAGAAGCTTTCATTGCCGCTTCTGTTTTAATAGATCCAATAGGTTGTGCAGGAAAGAACGCTGCCCTTCCTGAAGATGTACCACCATTAGGCATACTGAAACCCTCTGGAATATTAGCATCAGGGGAAGGTTGTTGTTCCGGAGGTTGTGCAGCATTCAAATTAAAGCCAGCTAACAAAGAATTAAGTTTTGCTCCTGCAACATCACCCGGTGCTTGAGCATTAGCAAGATCAATTTTATGTTGAAGAATCGCCATAGCCAACTTACCAGCAGCTTCAGTAGATTGTTGTTGTCCCTTTTCGCCAGCAAATAGTTGAGCAATGAAACTAGGATCATCCATCTTAGCCTGATCCCTCTTAGCACCCCATTGATCGGAGACAAGAGAGGCTCTATTCTTAGCTTCAAGAATAGGGTTGTTTTCAATGGCGTGCTGATTTGCCAAGAACTTCATTATAAGTTCTTGGGCATTCTGTGCCTGAGCATCCGCTGCATTCTGTCCTTGATATAGAGCACCCAAGGCAAACTCTGGTTTATATCCGGTTTCAATTTGATTCATGGTTTATTTTCCGTTTGCAATGAGTTGCTTCAATGCATTGACCAATTGATCGTTATTATTACTAGCTTGACTTGTATAACCAAGAGCACTGGCAAGAGGAGAAGCATAACCATTAACTCCAGCATTAGCGCCACCCATAAGAGCAGCAGCAATTGACTTACCATCTGGAGATTGCTGTGATCCACCTGCATGTAGCATTTGATCTAGGTATGACTGAGCAATCTTAGCTTGTGCTGCCATAACCCCAGGTTGTGAGGAAATCATATTACTTCTACGACCAGCAGCGGCATCCCTAATGTTTTGCTCACGTTGTACATTATCAATCTGTGCCTTAACCATAGGACTAGAGTAAGGATCAATCACTGCTTGCCTTGCTTGTTGTTGATAGAAAGGGCGCTCTGTAGCAAAAGGATCCAGAGAGGGATTCTTAGCAATTTGATTATATGCTTGTTGTTTCTTTTTGTTCTGTGCGCCTTCCATCAAACCTGCAAGCAACTTCCCACCACCTCCAAATAATTGAGAGAGAATAGAGGTCATTCCACTATTTTGAGATTGTTGTGGAACTTGTGGCAGAGCTTGTGCTCCTGCACCAGACAATAGATTCTGATACCACTCTGGTTGTGCTTGAGGATTGAAGCTCTGATTTTGGGTAATGCCTACATTATCCTGCCAATCTGTTTGATATGGATCATATTGACTTTGATCCATATTGGATGTTTGACCATACCCATAAGTATTAGGTTCATTGTATTGCGCACTTGTATCATTTGTTTGATAGTCTTCTGAGATACTATCTGCGGCTGGATAATCCGATTCCCACGGAGTATAATCACCATCTTCATATGCCATGTTATTTCCTTTATTAATTCGCTGCCATTATAACCCAGGATGTTCCATCACTGGTTAGTGTTGCCCATTTTCCAGCCGTAGCTGCAAGTATTGCTGTTCCGGCTGCTCCACCTACTAATGGAACTACATCAGAAGAAGCAGATATCACAGTGTTAGCTGTAATAGTTTTTACATTTAATGTCCTACCTGCGTATGAAGCAGCCGAGGGAAGAGTTAATGTACAAACACCAGCATAATTAACTATAATTGTTATTTGATTTGTAATTGTTTGTGTTGAGGCTGTTATAGTTAATACACTATTATTTACTTTCTCGTATTGAGCTAAAGTAAGATGATACATTTCTCCTGTACCACCACCTTGCAATCCTTGTAGATTATTATGATCTCGTAAAGCGATGTCTGTTATATTAGAACCAGCAAAGTTAATGATGTACCAAGGAACAGAACCAGAAGTAGAAACATAATTACGTAGTTGTCTGTACCATTCTAGCCAAGTAAAACTTCCAGGCTTGTCATTTATAGGAGGGGGAGGAAGAGCACCAACAGGCATTAATGTACTCCTTCTGTATAAGCAACCTCAAGAGATTCCAAACGTAGAGGGTAATTAGCAGCTTGTTTAAAATTAAAAGCCCTTCGTCTAAAGCAACCTAGTTGCGTTTGTTTAGGAAGACTGTCATCTAGAGCAACATTAATTGTAGCACTCCATGTCTGATAATCATTATCAGACCATCTCATGTTAATGTTATTCCCCGGCTCTCTGTCACCAACAAGAGTGGCATAGGACATGAACTTATAATTATAAGTATCCATATCATATTTAACTGTAGTAAAGTCTACTAGGATATTACCATCATCATCGTCAATATAATATTCTGGGTCTAGTTTATAAACATTACCATCAGAGATATCCTGAAGATATCCAACACCTGTTCCCAAATCTGCATGGTGATTGCAATTGAAAGCCACATGATTTCCTCCATCATTGGAAGACCACTCATGCCATAGCTTTTCATCTAAATCATAGACAAGAGTTCTATCTAATCCTTTAAGATTGATTACAAAGAATTGATGTCCATTCACCCTACACCCAAAACCATCACATAAAAGAGGTTGTGTTTCTTTGTCTAAGATTCTATCAATATATTCATCACTAACACGCTTAGGTTGAAAACCTTCGACTTGCCATACAGTTCTACCACCGGATTCTGATTGTCCTACAAAAGAACATGTGCGCTCATTCTGATATATAGCATAAGGAAAAGCAACACCTTGCTGAATAACAGTGGAATCATTTCTAGACAGAGGGCTACCATTTACGTTAGCAGCATCGTAGAAAAACTCTACTGAGTTATCTCCTAACACCATAACCTGATTGTTCTGTCTAGCAAGTGCTCTAATAGTATCAGGAAACATTTCAGCAGATAAGAAGTTACTTGAATCCCAATGATCTGGCTCATCTAGAACACAGTTATACACATCACTATTATACGGAAGAAGAACATACCCATCTATAATTGTAGGAGTAGGTACATGAGGAGTGGGAAACTGATTCAAGTATGCCGTTGCAGCAGCCGCAGAGCCACCACCAGACGGAAAAGAAACCGTAGGGGCAGAGGAGTATCCACTGCCATAATTAGAGATCGTGATGGATGTTACAGCACTACCTGTGACGGTGTATGTTCCTGCTGCTCCTGCTCCGCCACCACCAGCAAAACCTAGTGCATATGTACCTGGAGTATAACCTGTACCACCATTAGTAATTGAGATAGAACGCAAAGCAGTATTATTAATAGTAGTAACAACATCACTTGTATTAATTACCCAACCACCAATACCATCACATATAAATAAGTAGTCTCCATATGTAGAGGAATTACCAACAACAAATCCACAAGGGCCAGTTGAGTTATTTAATGTAACTAAAGCAGAAGGAACTGTCCCATCTTTCCACACCTTGTTACCGATAACAAGATAAATAGCATTATTAAAATAGGCAATGCCTCTACCCTCACCAGCAGTGAAAGATTTGTACAAGTTTAAACCCGGTCTTTTATTCAAATAGATTCTTGTACTATCTATAGCAGCTACCTTCTGAGTCTCTGGATAAATATTAATAAATCTTTGATCTTTTAATCCAGAGGAACTCCTATTGGTAAGCGTTCCTATAAGAGGAAGACGAGGGTTCTTAACTTGTTTCTTAGATTGTTGTTGTTGCGGCATTTCATGCTACCTTTCGTTTTCTACTCAATGTTTGTACAAGAGATGTTGCATTATTGGCTAGGGCATTCTTCTCTTGTGTGTTACCGGACATTAAATCTGTGCTATTAAGTAAAGAACCTAAACCAGCAGAGGCACCACCAAAGAGAGCATTCTTGAGTCCTGCTGACATGTCTCCACCAGAAAGAGCAGTACCGATTAAGGGTTTGCTTATAGAAGAAACATACCTACCAATGTCAGAGTCAAACAGGCCACCAAGACCAGAGGAAAGTCCACCAGTGAGAGCATTAATACCACTCTTCTTTACATCACCACCACTGGTGAGTAAAGACTTACCGAAGTTCTCAATACCAGAATTAGCTAGGCCACTTCCTGTATCAATCCCTGTTCCTAGAATACCACCCTTACCAAATAGGCCACCAGAACCAAGAGCGGATGCTCCATTGATTCCGCCCATCACTCCGGCCAATCCTGCACCAGCAGATAGGCCAGAACCTAAACCACCAGCAATTCCAGCACCGGATGCTCCTAAAGAAATACCAGAACCTAAAGCTCCACCACCAATACCAGCACTAGCCCCACCTAGAGTAATGCCATTACCTAACGCACCACCCATACCAGCAGCTCCACCAGCTTCACCAAACAAAGCACCAAGGCCACCAGCACCTAAGCCAGCACCAAGGATGGACATAAGTATCATACCACCAGGGCTCTGTAAGAAGCCTCCAATGCCATGCTTTTGCGGAGCCTTCTTTAGATATTGTCCTTGCCCATACCCTCGAGTAGGAGAATAGGTTACCCAATCTTGTCCTTGCCCTTTGTAAGCGTTCGGATTAGCTTTAGTCCAGACACCAGCCCCTACTTCTGGAGTAGCGTTACCATGCCCTGTTCCTGTATCCCTATATCCAGGATAGTACGTCCATCCTTGTGCCTTTAAATAATCCTGTGCTTGCTGATTATCAGGAATAAATCCTTTACTTCTATAAGCTTTCGATTCCTCATTGATTCTTTTGTACAAATATTCTTTACTAAGATCTCTGGTATCTGCCCCTGCACCATTTAGCATTGAACTATTGGAGGCATCTTGCATGATACTAGAAGAGGGAGCATTGGCAACATCCCAATAATAATCTGCCCATTGTTGGGGAGCATTCCAAGATGGTTGAGATGCAATATTAGGTTGCGTTCCTACAGTAGAAAGAGTTTGATCTAAACTTGTTGGTTGTACTCCACCACTCTGATATAGACCAGGATTCTCAAGTCCTTTTCTAATAGCATTATTACGATTTCTTTTATCCCCTGCCCCTGCCTCTTGTACAGCATTATTGACAAGCTCTAAATTAGAATAAATATCTGCCATTAGTAGTCTCTACGATCAACAGAAAAGAACAGCGAGCCTTCCTCAGTACCAAAAGATAACGCTGTATTCTTAATAGTCATATACTCTTGTAGAAGAAGCCTACGAGATTCTGCATCAATGCCATACTCAGAAGCAAGGCGAGTAGCCAAACCATACTTCAAAGTTTCTAACCATTCTTGTGGAAAGTCAGACGTATCTCCCGCGATGAGATAATCTTCAAAAGGCCGTTGATAAGTGATGTAAATCTGATTGTTAGCAGCTTCTGTAGTAGAAGGAACAGGGAATACATTCAACTCACCATAACTAAGTTTAGGTTGATAGTAAAGTTGAATAGGGTTGCCAGATGAAGTTTTGTTCCCAAGCATACTATACTCTTGTCGAGTTAATATACGCATAGGAATATCCACATTACTAACCAAATCTCTATTCCAAGCTTGAATAACTTTCAAAGGTTTCGGAGTATTAACTGTCTTACCAATACCAATTTGATAGAGAGAAGTCCCTGCTGTAAGAGGAACCGCATAATTAACTATACCCCACAAGGGCATACCTTCTGCCTCCAATGCCTTAACCATAAGGTTAAGAGCTTCAGAAGCTTCGGTTATTTGCCCTGCATCTGGGGTTTGTCCTGTAGATAGAACACCAAGAATTCTAAGTGCTCCACCGATAATCTGATCTCGTGTTACATCGAACACTGTAGAATTGCTCGTAGTCATTATTTAACATGATCCTTAATAAATAGGATTGCCCCACCAACAATGGTGCCTATACCTGCCAACCATTTAATGAAATTAAGGACACCGTTTGCTTGTGACCATAAATCCATTAAGATTTTCATATCCGCAGACAAATCATTAACTTGTTTCTGAAGGGCTTCTAGTTGCTTGGTCATACTCAAATCACGAAGTGTCTCTACTTCAATGTGCTGCTCTATTTCTGTTTTTAGTTCTGTTACTTTTGCATCATCACTTCTAGTATGATCCATATACCTAACCTTATTTAATGTAATTTATCAAGGAGTCCATTCTATTCTTCCAACCTTTTGCAAACTTTCCTTGAGTAGGATCATTCCTAATGATTTGAGTATAAAAAGAAAGACGTAGATTAATATATTTATCTATCACTTCTTTTAATCTTTTACTCACAACCATATTGTGCAAAGAATAAAGACTATCTTTTCCTATAACACCATCCACAGTTACTCCAACACATTGCTGCAACCACTTACTTGCTCTACTTACCCCATGTTGCACAGCAGAATCCATTACAATAAGATCAAGAGGTTGTGGAATATCAGAGCATTTACATTTATCCCAATACTCTTGTTGATATATCATAGATACTTCGTGCATATCAATCTCCTCTATAGATCGTAGAGGAAGCTGATATTTAGTGAGGTAAGTATTGTACGTCTTTTGGGTGATTCCGTAGTTAGTAGCACCACCCCTATCAAAAGGATTATTTACATATCCTCCCTCTTGTTTGAGGATGTATTTTAAACACTCTTCTTGTCGAATAGACATAAATATTCCTTGTTATATCACATCAGCAAGCTCGAAGAGATACTGATGTGGTGCAGAGGGGATTAGAAAATCAGAATCCCCACGTACTCGGTGCACTAACTTGTTTCCATGCGTTCGATCCGTTGGCTGAATCTATGCACTCGAATACCCAAGCTGTTTTATGAAACTGCGTTGCAGAAGTCATTGTATTACCTGCGGCTTGCACGAACTGACTGCCGAAAGCGATAGTGGCAAAGTTTGTAGCATGGATATTCTTGACGATGATTGTTATGCGATCACCTCGCCCAAATCCTTCGGGCTGAACAGTATTGGATTGAATTGTGAGCGTTTGCCCCGCCGCACCTGGGTTAAGCGAAAAATAGAAAACATCGCCGCATGGATCAGCCCCGCCAGACGTGTTTTTAAAAATCGTGCGGGTTTCTGTTGCTGTGAAAGCCGATGGTGTAACCACGATGTTATCCCCGCTGATCTTCGAGCAAGGGCTGGTATGCTCCCCATTCAAACTACCAAAATGGTAGTTACCAAGCCCGAAGTCAGCCAGCTTGCGGCGTCCTATAAAATTCGTCTTGTTTGAATAGATGTGACCTTTTCCTGATGCCGTTGACATGCCGCAATTTCTGATGCGAATATCGGAGTTGGCAGAGACATATATCCAGTCATCGGCAGGATATTGATTGACTGATCCATCGGATACGCAACCATCCAATTCAAGGCGCACTGTACTAGCCGAGTCGCTGCCGTCGAACTTCCATGACCCGGCCACGTCGTTGTTATCACACAAGCTAAATTTGTTATGCACCATCTTGACGCGCGGTGCCGTCGTGCCTGACCATTTAATGTATTGTTTCATGCCCTCGAAATAGCAGCTATCGAACAATACTTGAATGTCATTAACCCCGTTGTACTTCATGGCTAAACCGTGTTTCATGAACCATGAACTGACGATTCGCAACGCATCTCCGCCGCCTGGGGCGTTCGGTTGACCTGCATAGCTCCATCCGGTTTGTATGCCAATGGCCGAGTTGTGGAATCCAGTAGCCCCGCCACTACCACCAGCCGTTGCCCCGGTCTGATAATCCACATGCCCAAACATGCAATTGTCAATCGTGCAAATATCGACGTTGTAACCAAGTCTCAGCGCAATCAGAAAATCTACAAACCACAATCGCTCCATGTGCAACAGCGTCGGACGATCCAACGACAGCGGATAATCAAAGCCGTCAAAAATGATGTCATTGATCTTGCCTGTATGTGTAACGATTCCTCCAGCATAGTCGCCTGTCTGGAATGCCTTGATGTGGATACCCTCGCCGGATGTCGAACCTTCCGCAACTGGCACTCCAGCAGTATCACATCGCAGTAACCTGAATCCACCAATATCTGCGAAGAAATTATCCTTGCCATTCGATGTCGGACTGGTGCGGAATAGGATAGCGGGATTGACGTTATCCGTGCCGACGTAGCGCAATACGGTATGCCCTGCACCTTGTCCTCGAAACCTCATGCCAATGCGCGAATACCAAGAACTTGCGGTATAGGCGTACTTTCCAGCATCGAATCGCTTCGTCGGGTAAATCTGGATCGGAGAGCCGAGAATGAAATTTCCTGATGCCAGAGAATACACACGGCCTGTCGAATCGGTGTCGTTGAAGAACTGCGTAATCTGTGCAGACTGATCTAGCCCATTAGGAGCGAGGATGACAGGATCGCCTACCGGATTTCCACCAGCATATAAACTACTCACCCCGGTGAGGGGATCGGTCGTCGCTGTCACAACTCCTGTCCAAGTATTGTTTTGGAAAGCATACATGGGATTAGCAGCTTCGTCTGTAATGGTACAGACAGTTCCTTTAAATACACCAGGATTACCTGCTGCATTTAAAGCAGTAAAATCTTTTCTTGTTTTATAAATTCGCATTATTAATTAACCAATAAAAAATCAAATATTGTGGTTCCAGTAGCGGCTGCATTACCTGTAACAACAAAAGATCCTGCACCAGGAGTGACCCTAACAGAAGTTAAGGTAGCATCTGCACTACCTAATTGCACAAATACTTTACTAGTGGCAGCACATTTTGAATTAGTAACTGTTACACTTCCACCCGCAGCAGCAAAAGCTGCCCTACCACTGGTAGTATTAATGGTAGTGTTTCCGGGAGTACCACTATTATCAGTGCTCACTGCCCCGAAATCTGTAAGGCCCGTTACTGCGCCACTAGTAATAATATTACCAGGATTTGCTACAATTGAATTAATAGTTGCAGCCATATTAGTTACTCATTGTTACGGTAACAGCCGTAGCATTAACTATAACTCGTGCTCGGATATACTTCCACGGAGCATTAGAAACAAAACCATCTGTACCTGCACCAGCATTGGTAACAGTGCCAAGGGTAGTGGCAATAGCATTTACTCCATCATTAGAGACATCAAAAACCACGGTGGCCGCGCCAGTGGAAGTTACTTGAATAGCGGTAAGAGGGGCATCCTTATACATCCAAGAGCCAGTGGGAGTACCCGTAGTACCGGCAGGAAGAAGATTTTTAACATACCCACTCTTAATAAAAACATTACTCATAATTAAACCTAACCCTATAAAAAATAGAGGGAAGAATCCAGCGATTAGGCCATCATCTTCCCCTATGGAATACTACAAATTAATACGTATTACCTTGTTGCGGAATGTAATAATCAATCCGCAGAATAACCGCACTAGTCAATGTTGCACTTGCCTTAGCATAATACAGAGTATCTGCCGAAGCCTGCACACCAAAGTTAGCACCAGCGGTATTACCAATATCCGCAAAACCCACAGTAACCGTTGGAACAGCATTGATAAGCTGAGTACCACCAAGAGTAGTACCTACGTTGATGGTTTGAGTTGCATTAGACACAGCAGTGTATGTCCAAGCACCACAAACAATTGCATACTTAGGTATTACAAAAGCGGCAAACCCAACTGCATCCGCCGCAGTAGCTTCCACACGAATGATTTGAGTAGAAATTTCAATACTTGGCGGAGTAGTTCGGGTTACGTTTTGATTCGGCCTGATAGCCATATATTCTCCTTAAAGAAGGGAAGGTATTTCTACCCTCCCCTATTCATTAAGCCCCAGGTGATCCGTAGATGGCGCGAGGATCCGACCAACCAAACGAGTAACGAGCCGTAGCTTTAAACTTAGCATTCTCAGTGTCGAAATCATTATCCATCTCGAACTGATCACCACGCCGTTCAAAGTACTTCAGACCATCCTGCACATTAGTGAGAATGAACCAAGCATCCGGATCGGTGAGATAGTGATTAATAATAACTTGATTAAATAGACCCATATCTTTAATAGCATTCGGATCATTCAAATCAGTACCAACTCGACCATCAGCACCCAAGATACGTTTAGCTTCAAACTGCAACGTATAAGGAATAACCAGTTTCTGAGGTTTGGCAGCGATCAACAGACCCCTATCATCACGGAAACCCGCAATGTCGATGACAGCTTGCTCAAGAGCAGCTTCACTAAGGTCACTATCCACAGCCAAACGATTCGAGAACGTACCACCAGCCACATTCAGGTGAGCCGTAGAGAGCAGGGATACACCGTCAGCACCGAGGTAAGAACCAGAGGTAGCATAGTTGTACACGTTAGCGGCAACAATTTCCTTGGTCTGACGCATCGAGCGAGCAAGAGCCTTCGCCTTTTTAGCACCAACCTTGGCATACTGATCATCTTCGTAAATTTCACGAGTGATGATGAAGCCTAGTGCATACACCACATGGTTGTAACGTGAGGTGAAACCTTGACGTTCCGTATCATAAGAGATCGGAGCACCTTCGTTTTTAACAGAAGCAAGACCGAAAGACGACAGACCAACATCCTCTTCATATGCTTTGTCCGAGGTGTTCTTCTCAAACAGTTTGTCCCATTCAACAGGATAGTCGTTGTACGATTTACCGTAGATGGAGTTGAGGCCAGGCCACAGAAGCTTCGCAAAGGAGCTTGAAGTAGTAATACCCATATCTTATATCTCCTTATACGCCAACAATGGCATTACCCTGAGCGTGGGTAGTGATTTGCACAAGCACTTTGTTATTAGCCAAAGGTGCTTCATTATCCGGACGCTTAACATAACCAACGACGTGCAACGGACGAGTAGCAGAAGCCGTCGGTGCCGTAGCAGAAACAAACATCGTGGAGTTACCAGTTACCAAAGAGTTACCAGCATAAATCAAAGTACCAACGTCAGCATTTAGACCAATATCTGCAAGAGCGTACGACGCAGTAGATTGGGCTTCAAAGATGAGGTCAGGACTATCAGCAACCAAGACAAACGACTTAGTGGCAGCCGGGGCATATTGCGGGGTATCAAGAGCAATGGAACCCGTGGTCATCTTACCATCAAGAGGATCCAGTTTCGCATTGACAATACCAACAACAGCGCCGAGAATAACACCAGAGGTGTAGTTAGCAGCAGTTTGAGCAGTAGAGAGTGAAGCAACCGTAACCAAACCAGAGGTGGAGGCATTAGTGGAACGAACCACCAAGTCACCAACAAAGATTGGAATAGTCTCACTCACGGACACTTCATAGATATTGGCTTGCCCATTATAGGGTGCGCCAGAGAAGTGCTTGACGGGTTTAAACCCGAAAACACGTGATACATTAGCCATATTTTATTTCCTTTAAGTTTTCCCGATTAGCAGTTTACCATAATCTGCACCGGAATCTTTTCTCATAGATTGTTCGAGTTCTGCTATCTTCTGCTCTTTGTATGCTTGGTCTTCATCGTAGTATTCTTGCTTTTGACGCATCAAGAATCCTTGAACACCACCACCTACAGAGACTTGGACAGGGGAGCCATCTTTCGATGCCTTACCCACACGACGATCTCCAATTGTAATTGTGCTGTCAGTGACAACTTCGTATCCCTGTTCCTCAAAGGTAGAGACACGATCACCTATATCATTAACGATACGATAGACATACCCAGGTTCTTTACCCTTGACGCCCAATACCGAACGATTGGCTAGTGGAGTCCTACTGACTCGTGTGGCTTTAGCTACCATTATTTTTCTCCTCGAACTTTTCGCAACTCTTCTATATATTCTTCTTTAGTCATAATCTTTTGGCGAATGAAAGTGTTCATCACTTTGTGCTCTTCATCAGTCATCTCAAACTTCTTAGAGGGACTGGAAGCGTTAGTGGATCCTTCTACTGCACCAGGCTTACTACGATTAGGATTAACAAACTTATCTTTAAACTTGGACTTAATTTCATCTGTCACGTATTTTAATACCTCAACTGGATCAAGATCTGGATTCTGCTTTGCATAAACTTCTCCAATCAAATCAGCATGTCGTTTCATTGCTGGTTCTTTAGCATACCATTGATTCTTATCTACCCATGCTGTAAATCGTGGATCTACAACAGGAGGCATAGACTCTTGATATACTTCTCTTGCTTTCTGTTCTGCCTTCAAATCCGTGAGTAGTTCTGTAGTCTCTAAATAAGCATCTGCATCCCCAGATTCTAGATTCTTTTTCTGGGCAGCTTTCAACTCAGCTAGGGCCTTCGAGTATTCTACTCCTTTCAATTTGGAGTGATGTTCTTGTAGCATCTTCAGGGCTTTCTTTGTATCTTTAAGATCTCGACTCATCGTGTCAATCTTACTATACAGTTCCCCACGTTCTACAAATTCTTTAGCATCTCTCCACTTGGATTCGTCTCCTGACCATTCTGATTTAGGACGCCATCCTTGTTCAATGGCTTGTTGTTCAATATCAGAATATTCAGAAGTTTCTTGTTCCTGATCTTCGTTCTCTTGCTCAGGAACTGCTTCTTCACCAATTGTTTTAATGATCTCTTTGTCCATTATACTTCCTCTTTTAAGATTACTAGAATGTCTTCATCATTGACTACCAAATAAATGGTATCATCAATATCTTTAATTTCTTTCCCACTATATCGAGCAATGACAACTTTGTCACCTATCTTAATAGTCGTCTCCCCACCCCCATAATCTGCGAAGGCTGTCTCTCCGATGGATACAACGGTGGCAGTTTCGATGGCCTTGCGTTCCTTTTGAAGTAGTTCTTTTGGAATCACAATGCCGGATGGTGTCGTCTCTTCCACTGCGTCTGGTTTTAGGAGGATGCGATGTAAAATTGGTTTTATAGACAATGGGAGTTCCTCTTGGAAATAAATTGTTCTCTCCGTTTCTCTGAGATTGGAATAATCATCTTTACTGACCATCCAAATCTTCTACCGATGCTTCCAAG